AGAGCTAACATTATTGTTGTTGATGAATTTAGAATGGTTGATGAAACAGTTATAAATACTGTATTAAGAAAATTCTTAACAAGTCCTCGCCATCCTAAATATTTGAATAAACCAGAATATGCACATTTAACAGAAAGAAATAAAGAAATTTATATGTCCAGTGCTTACTTTAAAAGTTCATGGGCATGGAAAAAAGCTCAAAGCTATACTCTTAATTTCTTTGATGATGCAAAGAAATATTTTATATGTGGCTTACCTTATCAAATAAGTGTACTTGAAAATCTACTATCTCGTGAGCAGTTACAAGATGAAATGAGTGAAGCAGATTATAATGAACTTGTACAACAGATGGAAATGGAATGCTTATGGTTTGGTGATACAGATGGAAGCTTATTTAAATTTGATGAATTTGGGAAATGTAGAAAAATTAAAAATGCTTTCTATCCACTTAAATTCTATAACGACAAAATTAGAGTTCCATCAGTAAGTGCTGCCGAGAAACGAATATTATCTTTGGACGTTGCTTTAATGGCTTCATCAAAGAAAAAGAAAAACGATGCTGCTGCATTTTTCATTAATAATTTAGTTCAAACTAATCAAACTTCGTATCAATCAAATCCTATATATGCAGAAACATATGAAGGTTTAACAACAGATGAACTTGGTATTATTGCTATGAGATACTTTTATCATTACAAATGTACTGATTTTGTGCTAGATACGAATGGTATAGGTCTTGGAGTATATGACTTTATAATAAAAGACCAATACGACCCGGAGACCGGAGAGACATATAAGGCTTTAACTTGTTGTAACGACCCTGATATGGCGGCTCGTTGTAAAGTTAAGGATGCTCAAAAAGTTGTTTGGTCTGTTAAGGCTACCTCTGCTTTCAACAATGAAATATGTGTTCTTTTGAGAAATGGTATTCAAAATGGAAAAATAAATTTCTTGGTATCTGAACATGATGGCGAAGATATATTACGTGATACCTTTAAGAGTTACAATAAGTTCTCTTTAACAGAACAGAACGCTTTGAAAATGCCGTACATACAAACAACAATGACTCAATACGAGTTAATAAAATTAGAACATGAAGTTAAAAACGGAAATATTAAAGTAAAAGAAATATCCGGAATGAGAAAGGATAGATATTCTAGTATAGCTTATAATTATTGGTGTGCTTGTCAGTTGGAACTTAAATTAAAACCAAAACAACAAGATACGAATAATCTAGTTAAGCAACTCACAATTCGTCCAGCGAGACGATTATCATCATTTGAGTAAACATAGGTAAAATTATAACTTTTACCTACAAATAATTTTGAACAGAACCCGCCGGCCTCTTAACAATGCACACTGGGCGGGTCATTTGATATAAAAAATAAATAAGGAGGTGCTAACGTGGCACAAAGAATGAAAAAAACAGAGGTGACTACTACTGCACCTTCTACTGAAAAGAAACAGCCTACTGTGGCTGAAGTTAGAGAGTTTTATGAGAAAAATAAAGATACAATAAAAAACTTTGCTATGGCAGAAAGTGTAGCAAAGCCATTAAAAGATATTACAAAGACTGCTACTAAAAGCATAAGTACTTTCAATAGAGAGACTTTACGCTCTTATATTTCTAATTTAGGATCGAATGAAAAAAATCTTAGAAATCTGTCATGGTATTTATATTACAGATCTCAAACATATGCTAGATTAATGAATTTTTATGCTGATATGTTTTGTTTGTATGCTAGACGAGTAATTCCGCCATATGATTTGGTTAAAGGTGGAGATGCTACAAAAATGTTAAAATCATATAATGACACTTTAAACATATTAGAAAAGATGAACTTGCAACAAGAAATGCGTAATGCATATTTAAATTGTTTTATCCAAGATGTATTTTATGGTGTTGTTATCTATGATGATACCGGTATTTTTATTTGGCAAGTTCCAGCGGATTATGCGAAGATATCTGGCAAGTATTCTACTGGTGATTATAGTTTTGCTATTGATTGTTCTTATTTTAGAAGTCACCAAGAGCTGTTGGAATATATGCCAGATCCTTTAGATGCTATGTATAAAGAATATCAGAGTTCTGGACAGAAGTGGATTGTTGTCCCTGACAGTAATTGTTTGTGTTTAAAATTTAGAAGTGAAGATTGGGAAACAGTATTGCCGCCAATGACTCCAATTTTTGAGGCACTTATTAATTTGAGTGATTTAGAATCTATTCAGGCAGTTGCAAATGAACAAGAAATATATAAAATGATTTGGTTACAAATGGAGACATTGTCTGGTGCAGATTCAGCAGATGAATGGAAAGTAGATCCGTCAATTATGATTGAATACTTTAATCGTATGATTAACGAAGCTTTACCAGACTATATCTCAGCAGCGATTGTACCAGGGAAATTGGAAACCGTATCATTTACTGATACACAAAAGGCTAATGATGCTACTAAAATTGCTAAAGCCACAGAGACTGTTTTAAATACAGCCGGTGGTGCTGAAATTTTAAATGGCAGTACTATTTCCGGTGCAGAAGCATTTAGATATGCACAGATTGTAAATACTGAATATGCAATCTCTTCTCTCCTGCCTCAGACACAGGCGTGGGTTAATCGTTTCTTGTCTCTTCAACTTGGAAATCCAAGTAGGGTTGAATTTTTTCCTGTAAGTGTGTATACCAAGGACAACTTTAAGAAAGATTTATTAGAATCTTGTCAATACGGATTTAATAATAAGATTGCATACAACACCCTTAATGGTATTTCAGAAAAAGAAACGCTTGCGATGGCATTCTTTGAAGAACAGGTATTAGGATTACATGATATTATGAAATATCCTCTTTCAAGTTCGTTTACTTCAACTGGTATGGATGACGCTACTGGTGAAAATGGTAGACCCAAAGATGATACGCAGACAACAAGTGGTGAGGAATCCGAAGAAAAGCGTGATAAGGCTAAAGGATAATTAAATATAACCGTCATATGGTTTGACATATGATGCTAACAGAAAAATAGTTGCTCTGTTGAAAGCAGAGAGTGGTTAATTACCACTCTCTTTTTTAATGGGGGAATTACTAATGAGTTTTAATAAAAAAACAAATGAATATGAAGGATATATTTATCTTATAACAAACTTAATAAATGACAAAAAATATGTTGGTCAAACAATAAGAACAATCAACAATAGATGGTCTGGACATATCACTGAATCTAAAAGACTATATACAACTATGGCTATTGCAAGAGCAATAAATAAATACGGAAAAGACAATTTTAAAATTGAAGAATTAGAAAAAATTTCAAATCCATCTCAAATAGAATTAGAGAAACAATTAAATGAATTGGAAAAAAGATATATTATAAAATATGATTCTACCAATCATTGTTATGGTTACAATATTGATGAAGGTGGTCGTACCGGAACTGTAAATAAAAAGCCCGTAGATATATATTTTATAGATGGAAGTTTTATTGAAACATTAGACTCAAGAACAGAGGTAGAACAAAAATACGGAATTACCGTAGATGTTGTTGCACAAATATGCGATGGACGTGTTGGAAATTATGATTGTATGTATGTATTGCGAAATCATGGAGAATCATTTGATTTACATAGCATTATAAGTTCATATTATATAGAAATATATGCTTTTGATATAACTAATACAAAAATGGTCAAAAAATTTTATAGTATACAACAAGCATCTGAATTTGTAAACGTATATAGCAATTCTATACGAATGTCTTTAGATAATCCACATATGCAAATTAAAGGATATTGGTGGTCAACAAAGCCAATGTATAATTATCAAGGAAGAAGTAATGCTAAAGCAATTGATTTGTATAAGTGTGATACTCTTGAGTTCGTAGGAACTTTTGATACTGTGGCTTCTTGTGCTATGTATGTTAACACATCAACTTCTAATATTTCAGCAATGTGCAAAGGTAAAAAATATTCAATAAAGGGATATATTACTCGTTATAATGGTGATGATATTTTTAAATATAAAGTAAATACAGATAAAAGTTTTACTACAAGGATGGTTAATAAATATTCTTTAGATGACCAATATATTGAAACTTTTAACACATTGCTTGATGGAGCAAGAAGTTGTGGAAGTGATTCGTGCTCTTTTATCTCAGGATGTTGTAAACATAAAGAGCATTATAAGTCTGCATATGGTTACAAATGGTTCTACGCAGACGATCCAAATCAACCGGACAAATCAAAAATAATAACAAACTCTCAAGAGAAGGCTTCTTAACCTTCTCTTTCTTAATAACAGGATTAAATGGAGAAAAATATGGATTATAGAAAAAATGAATTTAATTTTATTGTCACAACAAACCGTGAGACAGCAGACAAGCTCCGCTACGAAGGGTTTACAGAACTCACGCAGCAAGATGATGGAAAGTTCTGCTTTATCAATGACGGTAAAAAGTTGACATTTGATGCAGAAAAGTATGATGCCGTTTATACAAATCTGCTTTGTTTATAAAAGATAATATAGCTGACTTTCTTTAAAGAAGTCAGTGGACTTCTAAAGATACGAAAGAAAGTGAGGACAAAAGATATGGCATATTGGATTCAAGAATTTGGTGGCGAAGCTGCCAATAGAAAAGATTTAAGAATGTACCATTGTGATTTTAGAACAGATATTAATAAATTGCCGACTAATACAGCAGAAGGCGTTGAACAAGAAGGTGACTTTGTTGCACATACAAAGGCAAAATATGGCGATCAGTGTTTGTGCTTAGAGGACTCTAGTGTTTGGGAACTTGGTAAAGAAGCGAACTTCTGGAAAGAACTGTAGGAGGTGCGATTATGGGATTAAACGTAATTTCTTATTGTTTGTCAAAGAAATATTCTAATACAGTCGGTTCTACTATTAATGGTACAAATTATGATTATGATACTGGAAAATTAACATTTGACACAGATAACGGTCAGTGGGCTGTAACTGTTAATAATGGCATGAATAGTGCGTATAAGCAGACATTAGATAATGTTTCATATGATAACACTACTTCTGCCTTAGAAGTAAATGGTGTTGAAGTGTTGACAAAAGAGAATATTGAAACTGAGAATATCAATTTCACAAATATGTTTTAGAAAGGAGTAATTAAATATGGCTGATTCTTATGTATCAAAAGATTATTTGCAGACGCAGTTTCAAAATTACTCCAATGTAGTAAAGAACACATTTGCAAAGAAAGTTGATATTATACCTGAAAAGATTGAATATGAAACATCTGTTGACCCAACTATCACAAATGCAAAAGAAGCATTAGATAAGGCAATGGATATTAATGTAGATACTCTTGGATATGAGAATGATGTAGATGCTACTATTGATAATGTTCGTGGAGCTTTAGACAAACTTATGACTAAGACAGATAGTGAGTTAGAAGCACCATTGACTCCGAATGTAGTTATGGGAACATTAAAATCTTCCTATCCAAAGGGAACACCTTTAGAAGAGATTATTAGAGATATGTTGACCGAGAAGATTGCTCCAAAGGTAGTTATCAACTTATCTCCTTCTACTACACTTTATGATGCAGTAACAGGAAGTATCTCTTCTCTTACTATTAATGCAACAGTTACTAAGCAGACTTATGATGTTGCAAAGATTGAATATTATATTAATGATACTTTGGTTAAGAGTAATACTAATTGTGCAAATGGTGGCAGTTATCCTTATATTCACAACACTGCTATTGATGAAACAGTTGTGATTAAAGTGGTTGCAACAGATAAAGAAGGTATGAGTAATACTGCTACTAAGACTATTAACTTTGTAGGACGTAGCTATTACGGTTACATAGAGCCAGATGTAGAAATTACTGAGTCCGTTATTAAAACATTACAGCATAATACTTTACAGAATACTAAGACATTAACATATAGTGGTATCACTTGTGCTTATCATAAGGTGGTTTACTGTTATGATAAGGCGTTTGGAGAATTATCTACTATCGTTGACCCTATCAACAATTTTTCGTATAACAATTCATTCGAGAAAAAGACGATTACTGTTGATGGTATTGAGAAGTTGTGTTATGTACTCATTCAAGCTACGGGTGCAGATGACGTAACTATCAAGTTCAGTTAAGGAAATAAAGGAGTAAAGTGAATATGGAGATTTTCGTTTGTTACGACAAGATACAACGAAATTATTTTAGAGACTTAGGTTTCAAAGATATATTGTATGGATTACACCCTAAGACAATGAAAAAGTTTTGGGTGTTTATGAGAACAGATGAATTTAACAAAGCATTTGAAGAGTGGTTGAGCAGGAAAGCTTAACTGCTCTTTTTATGTTTGGAGAAGAATTATAGTGAAAGGATGTATAGCGAATTATGGGATTAATATTGCCACAGTTAGTAGAAACAAAAGTAACATATAACACAGTAGAGTATTATAAAAATTTAAATTATATTATTCCACTAAATGCCAACGAGAAACCTGATTATAAAGCAACTATAAAAGTTCATGTTTTAGATTTGAAGAAAGGTTCTCAAGCGTGCGTAAAAGTTATATGTGACCATTGTGGAGAAGTTTATACATTAAAATATAATGAATATTGCTCAAGAAAAACATTTCCACAATGTTATTGTAAACATTGTTATGCAAAAGTATTTTTCTCTGGTGAAAATTCTTATTTATGGAAGGAGTCTCTGACCGAAGAAGATAGAAATAAAACAAGAATGTATTCAGAATATTATGATTTTGTACATAAAGTTCTAACAAGAGATAATTATACTTGTAAATGTTGTGGGAAATATG